CTCAACCAACTCTGGGTGATGCTGATGCAGTTGGATATGTTTATTCAGATCCGAATATTGTATTCGCAGTTCAAACCACAGGCACTGCACTCTTTGCAGATAATGGTGCACTTTTAGATCTGACTGCAACAGCTGGTAGTACCGCTACTGGTCGTTCAAATCAGGAAATTAATGAAGCAGCAAGTACTATTGACCAATTCCGTCAAATTGGATTGGTTCAAAAACCAGATAATGCCTGGGGTGCGAATGCTGAAATTGAAGTTGTGTTTGCGCTACATGCTCGCAATCCACTAGCGGGAGTAGCAGTCTAATGGCTATTAATAGAGCACAACTAGTAAAAGAGCTAGAGCCTGGTCTCAACGCATTGTTTGGTCTGGAGTACTCAAGGTATGCCGATGAAACAACTATGTTGTTTGATACTGAAGGTTCTGATCGAGCGTTTGAAGAAGAAGTTCTGCTGGAAGGATTTGGTGCAGCAGTAGTTAAAGACGAAGGCGGCGGAGTTACTTATGACTCAGCAGCTGAAGCCTGGACTGCACGCTACCAGCACGAAACAATTGCTTTGGCGTTTGCACTAACCGAAGAAGCGATTGAAGATAATCTCTATGAGAAACTATCTGGTCGTTACACTAAAGCACTTGCTCGTTCTATGATTCATACCAAGAACGTCAAGGGTGCTTCGATCTTCAATAATGCATTTGATAGTAACTACGCAGGTGGTGATGGTGTTGAATTACTTGGCACACACACGCTGACTGGTGGTAGCACAGTAGTTAATACCCCGAGTGTTGCAGTTGACCTCAACGAGACTGCGTTAGAAAATGCATATATTGATATCTCCAAGTGGCTAGACGAGAAAGGACTTAAGATCGCTGTATTACCAACCAGGCTGTGTATTCCAACAGATCTGTGTTTCGTAGCTGAGCGTATCTTGAAATCTACTCTCCGTGTAGAAACCTCGGATAACGATCTGAATGCACTTAAAAGCAAGTCCGCCATTCCTGGTGGGTATGAAGTGAATCATTACTTCACCGACCCGGATGCCTGGTTCCTTAAAACCGACGCGCCCAACTCCATGAAGCACTTCAACCGTGTTTCCATGAAGACTGGGATGGAAGGCGACTTTGAAACCGGGAACGTTCGTTACAAGGCTCGTGAACGCTACAGCTTCGGCTGGAGTGACTACCGAGGTGTGTACGGATCACCTGGCTCTGCTTAAGCGTAGTAAATTAAAAGCCACCTTCGGGTGGCTTTTTTATTACTTACTGACTCCGAGGACAAGCACTTAGGTTCCCTCCTAACCCCCTGAAGGTGTTTGTTCATTGTCCCTGGTCTATTGACCGGGGACTTTTTTGATTGTACTCTCAATCGCATAGATCCCCGCCAATCCCGGCGCGAGGGTGTTGACGCCTACCAAGGCAGGAATACAATATGGCTGGTTCTCCCCCAACAGGTTTTCATCATGCAGGTCCGCTTAAGCTTGGCGCTAACTCCATGCTTTTATCCACAGACTCCGGTGGAATCTCTGGAACTGTCACCTTAAGTGCTAACGAGTCCAATGGGCAAACTTATATCCTTGATGCTGCTGCAGGTTACGCTGTAACTCTTCCTGCACCCACTAAAGGATGGCGTTGTATGTTCATTGTAGGTGCATTGTTTGCGACTACTAACTACGTTATTACTGCCGCAACTGCTGGTCAGTTTCAAGGAACTTTAATGGAAGTGTCTACTGTGGAATTAGTAACTGCTGGAGATACTATTACAATCAATGCAGCTGCTGATGCGATTGGCGACTCTCTTGAGCTATGGTCGGACGGAACTAGTATTTTCTGTAGAGGCACATTTGCGACTATCGGCGCTGTAACAGCAGCGTAGTAACTTATGGCAACTTCAGGCACCAGTACATTTGAACTGGATGTAGCTGACACGATTGAAGAAGCATATGAGCGAATAGGTAAAGAACTACGAACCGGGTACGAAGCACTAAGTGCTCGGCGTTCGCTCAACCTGGTCCTCCAGGATTTGTCCAATCGACAAGTACATCTCTGGAAACTCGTCTCGACGAGCCAAGCCTTAGTACAAGGTACTGCGAGCTATGCTCTGGCATCTAACATCCTGGATATCCAGAACGTCGTACTACGTAGAGCTGGTATAGACACTACCATGCATCGTTTGGGTCAATCTGAATATCAGACCCGACCAAACAAAGCGACGCAATCACGTCCAAGTCAATACTGGTTAGAACGTCTATCTACACCCGTGCTACATATCTATCCCGCACCAGAGAATGCTACAGATACTGTAGAATTCTATGCCATGGAACGGATTGAAGATGTGACCAGTGCCATGGAGACGATTAATATCCCCAGTCGATTCGGCCCCGCTGTCACTAGTGGTTTAAGCTACTGGTTAGCAGTTAAGAAAGCACCAGAACGAGCACCCATGATGAAGTCTATTTATGATGAGGATCTTAAAAATGCCATGGATGAAGATCGTGAACGCGTGTCATTACGACTTGTCCCAGCGAGGCGATCAGTATGAGTATCATTGATGTGTTAAAACAACGGTTAGCTGAACGACCTAATAATAATTGGCGATTAGCTAATATGGTAGGTCAACAAAGACCTGCTGCACTTGCTGCACGCTCGGGCATTCCCGGTGTGAATGACGTAATACGCCCTGGTGACCCAGGCTACCCAACACAAGAAATGACGCATCAAACAGCACCGCCACCACCTGGCGTACCACCGCAGTATGCACGGCCGGTGTATGACAAAGAATATAGTAGCTATAACCGGCTTGAAGAATTAAGGAATGCAGGCGCAGGTTATGGTAACGGTCGCTTTTACGCTCAAGGTGAAATCTATAACTATGATCCTGCATCGCAAGGCTATCGTGGATCAATCAGTGGTTCTGTTATCCAGCAACCACAAGGTGCACGACCTCCTGAGTATCAAGGATATAATTCTTCGGTAGTACCTGCAGCACCTGCTCCAGCAACACCACAGAAAGCAACAAGATATATCGATACTAGAAGCCCAGGGCAATATGGTGGCCAAGCTCGCTCAGATGACATGACTAAATAATGGGCCAGCTATTCACCAGTGGTAAATACGCCAAAGCGATCTGTGATCGTTGTGGCGATAAGATTCTGTACACGAAGTTACGAACTGAGTGGACTGGACTTAAAGTATGTCGGACTTGTTGGGACCCTAAAACAGCGCTTGAATTTCCTACTAATTTTCCTACGGACCCGGAGGCACTGCGAGATCCACGTCCAGACAATGATCAGGAAGCTAGCTTAGGTAAGATAAGTATCGGGTCCGGGGGGATCGGCACGAGCTTCCAGTTAAATGATATCGAGATCGAACTCGGTACAGTGAGCGTAACTTTGATATGACGTACGCAGAACTTATACAAGCCATGCAGGACTGGGTAGAATCATCAGAAACTGCACTGGTTGCAAACCTGGATCAGATGATTGAGTTCGCTGAAAAGCGCATTTATCGTAGTATCGATTTAGATAACGGTTGGAAATACAGCTCCGTTGCACTAGTACAAGGCACAGCGCTCGTGACTCTACCTACTGATTCTGTTGTCGTTCGAGCAGTTGAGTACATGGTCAATGCGACCACAGCTCGAACAGCTTTGTTACAAAAAGATATGACTTATATCGATGACTACACGAGCAATCGAACTACCGAAGGCACACCTAGATACTACGCTCACTATGATGATTCAACTATCCTGGTTGGGCCTGCGCCTGACGCTGTTGCAGCGACAGTAGAGATTGCGCATACCTACCGGCCGACGCAGCTCTCAGGTAGTCAAACTACTACCTGGCTCAGTCTCGAAGCGCCTGATGTTCTGCTCTACGCTTGCTTACTGGAGCTTGCGACCTTCATGAAGGAAGAGCCAGATATCATTGCTAACTATACAAACATGTATCAGACAGCATTCCAAGGATGTCTCCTCGAAGAAAACTTCCGTAATCGTGTAGATGTCTATCGAGATGGTGAAGTTAAGGTTAACCTATGATCACGTCTGCCACCTGTAAGTCCTTCTACACCGAACTGGGTCAGGCGCTGCATAACATCACAGTTGGTGGTGATGTGTTTAAACTCGCGTTATATACGTCCTCTGCTACTTTAAACTCTGATACTACTGTGTACGGGGCTACAAACGAAGTCAGTGGTACAGGCTATACTGCAGGTGGTGACGCACTGACTAATGTCAATCCTACTCAATCGAACGGTAAGGGATTGTATGATTTCGAAGACTTAACCTTTAGCGCGTTAACTGTAACAGGCATCGCAGGTGGCTTAATCTATAATTCAACGAATGGTAATCGAGCTGTAGCCGTGTTAAATTTTGGTGCAAGTTACTCACCATCAGCGCAGGACCTGTTGATTACTATGCCATCACAGACCTCAACAACTGCAATAATCAGGATTAAAACGAATGGTTGATACCTATACAGATCGCTTAGGACTTATTGAGCAAGAAGAAGGTACGCACGCTAATGAGTGGGGGGATCTCCTTAATTTAAATCTTGCACGTCTGGATTCAGCGACTCGTGGTTATGTCAGTATTGCACTAGCAGGTACACCACTAACACTAGATTCTACTGATATCTCTACTACTAGCAGTACAGCTCAAGAGAATTCATTCTTCAGTTTTATTGAATTTACAGGTACAGGTGGCTCAACTGTTACCGTACCTGCTGAAGATATAAGCTGGACGGTATATAACAATAGTGATGATACAGTTACTTTTACACCACTGGGTGGTACGGGTGTAGTACTCGCTGTCGGTAAAGTACATCATGTTATATACGGGTCAAACGGTACTACATTTACTGATGTAACTGACTTAGGATTGATTAATGCCACACTTACTAATGTTGCAATTAGTGGCACTTCTACTTTCACAGGTACTGTAAATACTGTCACGACTACTGAATTTGCAATGTTGTCTGGTCGCACTCTAGCTAGCACTGATGATGTTATTGATAACTTTCCATCCGGCACAGCCATGCTGTTCTACCAGACCGCTGCACCGACTGGCTGGACGCGAGATGTTACTGCGGCGATGGATGACCATGCGCTGCGAGTTGTAACTGATGGGACTTGGGGATCAGGTACTAACGGTACAAGGGATTTTACAACTCAGTTTGCAGAAGGGTTTGCTGGTGAAGATTACACGCTTTTAACGGCAGACATTCCGGCGCATACTCACGGGTCCGTAGGTAATCACACACATACCGTGCCGCGCTCAACTAGCGGTGGTAATAACCCCATGACTAACTCTGGTGCGTCAGCTACTACAAGTACCACTACTAGTGCTGCTGGTGGCCACACGCACGCCAGCGTTGGTGGCGGTGGCGCACACGCGCACGATGTAAACCTGGGCGTGAAGTATCTCGACGTAATCATAGCGACCAAGGACTAATATGTGCCCTCTAACCGGCGATGATTGTATGAAACATGAATGTGAATGGTACACACACGTCATCGGCTCTAGTCCTCAGACCGGGGAAAAGATTGATAAGTTTGGATGTGCGATGACTTTCCTACCCCTCCTGCTAATTGAAAACTCAGCACAGCAACGCTCGACTAGCGCAGCGGTAGAGAGTTTTCGTAACGCAGCTGTAAGCGCAGCGCAAACATCTAAGTACAATGGTAGGGCCAAGGAGATCAGACATGAGGATTAAAGATTGGTTTAATGAAAGAATTAATGAGCAACTACGTAAGATAATAGATCAGATTGCTCATTTCCTTTGGGCTTTTATTGCTTTAATCCCAGTGTTAATAGTTGATAATCATACTATTGGTGGTGGGTTATCTGGTTTGTTAATTGCTCTACCCAGAGAATTGGTGGATCAGTGGCCTATAGGTCATTGGAAAGATACATTACTTGATCTAACATTCTTTACGCTCGGTGGCTTGACTATAGGCCACTTATTATCCTGAGAAACTTAGTTAAATGCCTTATTCATTAGACACTATACATTCAACTATTCTTCGTATCTTCGATCCGATTGAAGATAAAGTAATGCTAAGAACAGAGTTGGATCGGATTAGAGTTAAGCCAGTATTAAGAGCTGAGCTGGATCGAATTATATTTATACCTGATATGGGTCGAATGATCGCAGTATCAAACAAACAAGCAAACTTGGCTACATCGATACGCTATGGTATGTTCGAAGGGATGACCCCTGATAATCAATACAGAATAGGATCAGGGCGATGGAACTTTGCACGTCTGCTAACACCTGAAGAAATAGCGAATTGTTTTTAAATTATGAATAGATTCGGTGCATCTAGCAGTAAGAAGCTAGCGACTTGTGACCCAATACTGGTCGCAGTTTGCCAACGTGCGCTCGAACTATCGCCTTATGACTTTACCATCGTTCACGGCTGGCGAGGTGAAGACGTACAGAATGCACTGTTCGACTCACGAGCTAGTCAGAAACGCTGGCCCGAATCGAAGCACAATGCAACAAAAGATGGTCGTGCAAACTGTGAA